CAAAAACGATGCTGGCGCATGGGTGATTCTTTTCGGCGGCAACATCACCGACATGAATGTTGCCGTGAGCGCAGCTGGCGGAATCGGCATTTCCCAAACAATCGGGATCACAGCTCTTGGAGCTTTGGCACGTTTGCCGAAAGTCGTTTATACGGGCAATCTCGCGCAAGGCACAGACGGCGATCAAATGCTGGAATTGCTTGAATCGGTGCTGTTCAATAATTGGAATCTCGTGCCAGCTGCAACGACGTGGGCGACGTATAACGCAACGACGACGTGGGCAAATGCTGAAAACACAGGTTTGGGCGAAATCGATGCTGGCGATTACACATTGGACGCGGAAAACGGAATTGTCCAAGATGTCTATTCCGTAGCAAATAACATCGCAACATCGGGTTTGGGATACCTGTATGAATCAAGCGATGGTCTGATCAACTATGCCGACAGCACACATCGGAGTCAGTATTTCGCGGTCAATGGATACGTCGATCTCGATGCACGTCACGCGCTGGCTGGCAATATAACGACGAAAAAACGATCGGGCGACGTTCGCAACAGCATAACCCTTCAATACACGTCCAGCGGCAATTCGGAAGTCATCGACAAAGATTTGGCATCGATTACCCAATATGGCGAGCTCGCGCAGACCATTCGCACATATTTGAAGAATCAGACCGACGCTGAGGATCAGGCAGCCTTTTATCTTTCGCTCAGAGCATATCCACAATCGGTATTCGATAGCGTGACTTTTGCGCTTGGCAACCCTGAAATTGACGAAATAGACCGAACATCGCTTTTGTCGGTTTTCATGGGTATGCCCATCAATTTGCAAAACCTGCCAGCCAATATGAACAACGGCGAGTTTCAGGGCTTTGTCGAAGGCTGGACATTTCAAGCCACGGTTTCAGACATCAAACTGACGATGACCGTCTCGCCGCTGGCATTCAGTTTGCAAGCATTTAGATGGAACACCGTGCCTGTCACGGAGTATTGGAACACTCTTTCGAATACACTTACATGGGAACAGGCGACGATCGTCGCGTAAGGAGCAGATATGCCAACTACCTCAAATTTTGGCTGGACGACGCCAGCTGACACCGATCTTGTCAAAGACGGTGCAGCCGCCATTCGCACATTGGGAAACGGAATCGATACGTCGTTTCTTGATTTGAAAGGTGGAACGACAGGTCAAATCCTGTCGAAAAATTCAAACACCGATCTTGATTTTGTTTGGATTGCTAATGATCAGGGCGACATCACAGCTGTCACAGCTGGCACGGGCATCAGCGGCGGCGGAACATCGGGCGCAGTAACAATCACAAATGCGATGGCAACCGAGATCACAGCATCGGGCGATATTATTGTCGGAACAGGTTCAGGCACATTTGACAATTTGCCGATTGGAACAACAGGTCAAGTTTTGACAGCGGATACAACGGTGAGTCCATATAAAGTCAAATGGGCAACGCCGACAACAAACTACGTTGGCGCATTGGCGTATTTTTTCAGTTCCCAAAATCTGACATCAGGCGCAAATACTATTTTGACTTTTGCAAATGAAGGTTGGGATACAAATTCATTTCACGACAACAGCACAAACACGTCTCGAATGACAATTCCAGCAAATTACGGAGGCAAATATCTTGTGCAAATCGTTGTTTGCGTAACGACGGGCACGGACACGACGATAAGACTTTTGAAAAATGGCGGCAACATATCTTCGCGCGGTTTGAATTCATCGTCTTTGCAACAGCATGTCAATACGGGCGGCAATACTTTGATCCATTCCGCTTCTTTCGTCATTGATGTCGTTGCGACAGATTATTTGGAAGCCGCAGTTGTAGCAAATGCCACAAGCAAAGTCGTCACCGATGGTTCATTTTCAGTCACATATTTAGGAGCTTGATAATGCACAAATTTACCTTGCCAACAAAAAACATCAATAGTGACATTTTTTTTGAACAAACAGGTTGGACTTTATCGGTTTTAGAAAACGAGTTGTATATTGTTGGAGATTGCACTAGAGATCAAGCTGAACAGGCACTTGCAAATCATAATCCGCCAAAACCGCAAGAACCTACCGTCGCGCAAAAGCTTGCGTCCGTTGGTCTTTCGATTGATGACTTGAAAACGGCTCTTGGGTTGTAATGTATCCTGATCAAACGCCTGCACGCCTAATTGAAATCGCTTTGGGCGAAATCGGTTACGTTGAAGAGCCTGTCAATGTGACAAAATATGGAAAACACACGATGGCAGATGGCTTGCCGTGGTGCGGATCATTTGTGATGTGGTGCTGCTCCAAGGCAAATGTCAAGATTCCATCAGTTGTCAGCACAGCTGCGGGAGCGCAGAAATTCAAGGATCAAAACCGTTGGTCGGAGATTCCACAAAAAGGCTATTTGGCTTTCATGGACTTTCCACACGACGGCATCGATCGAATTTCGCATATCGGCATCGTGGTCGATGTGCGTGAGAATTCCGTCATTTGCGTTGAGGGTAATACATCAGGAACGGGAGATCAGCGCAACGGCGGAGAAGTGATGCTAAAGGAACGCGCATTCGGCAAGGGATCACCCATTGTCGGATTTGGCGTGCCTAAATATGCGCGCTTCGATGGCGATTACCCGATCGTCAATGCTCCCGATTCGGTTGCAAAACCGAAGAAAGCGAAGAAAAATGCAAAAGGCAAAAGCACTAGCGGCGAGCTGGTCGCGTAGCTTCATAGCTGGCGTGCTCGCGGTTTATCTAGCCACAGGCGAAACCGATCCAAAGAAGCTGTCGATGGCTGGCGTCGCAGCACTCGCGCCCGTCCTCATGCGGTGGGCGAATCCAAACGATGCCGCCTTTGGGATCAGCAAATAAGCTGATAGCGGGAAGCTTGGGCGTTGCCCTTTCCATCGCCCTTGCTTCCTGCGGGTATGACGGGTGGGTGAGGTATCCGTGTCAGGAATTCGAGAATTGGAAACAGAGTGAATGTCAAAGACCCGAATGCAAAGTCACGGGAACATGCACGGCAGACATTTTGGGTGCAACAGTTACTCAATCAGAAATCGAAACGAGCAAAACTAAGCCCTGAGGATATTCACGCCCGTCTCATTTTCTTGATCGGTGCGACGCTTGCGCTGACATTCTTTTGCGTAACCGTGGGCACGGTTTATGCGCTCATATTTGTCACGCAGCCAATCGGCGCACAAGCTCCAAACGATGCAGCTTTCATCGATCTATTGAAAACGCTCGCGATTTTCCTCACGGGATCACTTGGCGGCGTGCTGGCAGGTAATGGGCTGAAATCCCGCAAGAAAGACGATGACACGCCGAAAGACACGCGGAACGTTTGAAAATGTCGTCCATCGATGTCACCCTGTGTGTGCTAGTGGCTCGAACGTAGCCACGGCAACGGGAGCAAAAATGGAAGCAATAGGAGTTTTTCTAAATACGACGGTCAGCGTCGTTTTGATGCTTGGCGGTTTATTTGTCGCGCTTTTGGTCGGTTATGCAAAGGGATTCAATAGCGGCAAGGAAGTCGGCTACACACAAGGATTCTACAAAGGGCGCGCTGCGGCAAGGTCGGTCAAATAATGGCTTTTGATCTTAGCAATTACGAAGATGTCAATGCCCGCATTTTACGTTTTAGGGCTGAATTCCCAATGGGCAGGCTGGTTGCCCATATCGATCACATCGATTTTGAAAATGGTCGGATTCTCGTGCGAGCTGAGGCGTTTCGCACCGATGATCCGAATGAATTGCCCGCGGCTATCGATTACGCATTCGAGTTTCGGGCAACGCACGGCGTCAATCGCGATTTTTGGGTCGAAAACGCGGTGACGTCTGCCTATGGTCGGGCGATTGGCGCGCTTTCGCCGTCAAACGCCCGCCCTACGCGGCAAGATATGGAGAAGGCAGAGAAGCTGCAAACACAGCCCGCAGATCATTACCAGCCACAAAACGTCAAAACAGCTGCACAATCAATCAGCGAGCTGAAACAGGTTTTAGGCGCGAAGGTTATGTCAGAGCCGCCAAAATGCGAGCACGGTCATCGATTGAAGCGTGCAGGCACGGCAAAGACAGGTCGCCCGTATCTTGGGTGGGCGTGCCCTGAAAAGTCAAAGACAAAACAATGCCCGATCATTTGGTGGAAGCAAACGCCTGATGGCGACGACTGGCTATCGCCCGAAGATTATGCAGACTATTTATCAGAGCGCGGTCTCAACCTTGACCCTAAGGTAGAGCGTGAGCCTGTGCCTGAGCATTTATTGAGTGAAACAGAAAAGGCGAGCCGATGAAAATTGTGCTGACCTATGCTCAACAGCTCAGGGCTGCGGAAGTAGCTTTGCAGCGCATCAAAGAGCTGAATTTGACGCCTGATCACGGCAGTCGTTATGACAAACAGTTGTCGTTTCCTGAATATGTTGCACAAGTAACCGAGAGCATCGCCGCTGAAATGGCTGTGGCGCACTATTTCGGAATGATCGGCTTTGATCCAGCGATGAGTCGGTTCAAGCTCACAGCTGACGTGGGTGCAGCGATTGAAGTCAAATGGACGCGCTATGACGGCGGATCATTGATCATTTATGAATCAGACCGAAACAGCGACGTTGCCGTGCTTGTTGTGGGCAAATGCCCGAAGTTTAGGATCGCGGGCTGGATTCCGGTCAGCATAGCGAAAAAAGACAGATACCGTCATCACAGTCAGCCGACGTGGTGGGTAGGTCAAAACAATCTGCAACCTATCGAAAACCTATATAGGAGCAAATATGGCGAAGCTGTATCGGGTCAAGTGTCGAATCTGTAAAGCGCACAAGGTGCATTTGTCATTCAACGATCTGTCAGATCGCTTGCCGCCTGACAAGGTATTTGTCCAATGTTCAGGGTGCAGCGTCTTTGGCGTTGAAGATATTGCAAACGTTCAAGAGTTATCCACAGACAACACACAACCTGTGCAACACGCCGAAGATTGAGCGTGACGACTTGACGACACTTGACAATCGATTACGCTCTGCACGCTCGCAGCGAGCCGCGACGCGGGTTTGCTCGCAGCGGCGGGCAAAGCGTTTGGGGAAGCTCTTTGCCTTGACGGCGGCTCTTGCTGTGGGCACTACTTATCAGACACAAGCTCAGGTTCATTGGATCAATGATTCAATGAATCTGAAGCTTTATGCACACAATCAAATCAAAAGCTGGAATGAATTTGAATGCTTTGTCGATCTCATACATCGTGAAAGCTCTTGGCGTTATTGGGTTAGAAACGGATCACACACAGGTCTTGGACAAATGCGATCTGAGTGGTATGGGAAACAAAACCCACGCAAGCAAATTGATTTGACTTTGAGATATATTACAAAACGTTACGATGGCAAGATATGCGATGGAGCATTGGCACATCACAAACGGTTTGGGTGGTATTGATGACGATACGATCTCAGCGTGATTCCAACAGCACACATTGGAAAAAGATTAGGCAACGCATTCTCAACCGTGATGGACGGGTGTGCTTCTGGTGTGGTTTGGAAGCTGACACGATTGATCACATTGTGCCCGTAGCGAAAGGCGGAACGGATCACGACGAAAATCTCGTTTCAGCGTGTCGTCGATGCAACTATTCGAAAAAGGATTCAATGCCTGTCGATTTTTTAGCAAGCCGTTCCACCGCCATGTCCCTCCGCGGTTTAGTTTCACCGCAAAACGAATCGCGCAGTCATGACTAAGGCTAAAAAGGCTAAAA